CATAATTAAATCCAATCAGGTTTTCGTTCGGGCATACGTAGATAGTTATCCTTCACCCAAGGTTTGGACGCGATATACTTTTTGTATGCCTCAAATGTATCAATAGTATTATCAAATTTCCATTCCTCAGGCATAGCACGAGCAAATGGAGTCACCTCTGTAATCTTACCCTTTGGAAACAAGTAATATGCCTCCACAAGAGTTTTATAACAAGAGTGAGTTTTATTATACCGCAGGCAGTATTCATCAGACAAGTTCAATCCCCACTTAATTAACCAGTAGGCATTATGGATACTCTCCATTGCCCACTTGGTGCAGGGATGATTGCGGAATGCTCCTTTCTCGGTCCTGTAAGGGGTTCCATCTGCCTTGGGGAGAGTGCCGTACCCATAACCCCACTTATCGGAAGCCACGATAGAGAGCATCTGACAGCACTCTAGGGGCATCTTAACGATGTGTTTGTCGGGAAGGCAAATGGCGCTCTCTGCAGGCCAGGGAGAAGTCACAAAGATATTAATGGTAGGTTCCTCAACTCACTAGTAGTATATCACCCAAAGGTGCTGTCTGGTTCAAGTGCGATCCAATATGTAACATCAAATCCAGTATTTTTAAATCGAGAAAGAAGTTTAGAAGAAACTACAACCTCATAGTTTCCGGGGATAATTTTGATATTTTCTACCTTAAAGTTAAAAGTAAATACCTCATTAGTCTCTCCAACAATTACAGAAAATTCATTGGAAGTATCATTCTTTTTATCCCTAACAACAAGTTTTACAACGCCCGCTTCACCAACCACAGAGAGGTCAGGCAATTGATAAACAGAAGAAGCTTTAAGCAACTTATCAAGTTCTTTGGTATCAAGAAGGAAACATACGTCTTCAGAAGGAAGAGCAATATCTTTATCGGGAGGAGTAACAATTACATTAGGATCAGCAAAGAAATATTTGGAACGTGATTTACCTTCTTTAATAACTACATAACTATCGTTTTGAAAATCAAGTTCTGCATTTTTATGAAGATTCAATCCATTCAAAAATTGGTTCAAATCATAGATTCCAAAATCTTTGGGAATTTCCTCCTCAATCTTCGCCTCTGCAAGGATGTTCTTCATTACAGAAATAGTTTTAAGACAATTTCCCTCTTTAAAAAGAATTGATTGATTAATTGAAGAAAAATTCTTAAGGAGAGTTAAGGTTTTATCAGATAGTTTCATAATCACTTATTTTCAATGAGATTGAGATGATTGATCAGAAGAATAGTATAGTGAAGAACTTTAAACAGATCAGCGCGAGGAGTTCCTTTCGTATCATACCTGTCAATATACTTGGTTACATTACCGGCACAAAAACCCTCACGACGATTGTGTTTGATCTTATCTAGGGTTTGTTCAGTTCCACCTCCGGTACGATCGACATAATGCTGACTATAAGTTCCAGCAATATATTCTTCAAGTTGTTTAAGAATTTTATCTTCGTTATACTTCCAAAAATGATTATTATTTTGATCTTTCATAATCGCGGGTTTTTTTTCAATTTCAATTTTATCGTTTGAATTAATAGAGAACATAAATTCTGTTCCGTAATGATACTCATCCATAATAAAAGGGGAGACAGTTTTATCTCCCCTTAGTATATCAGTTTTCTTTCTGAGCGTCAAGATCGTAAGTTACACACTCACCTTCAGTAGTTTTGAACTCTGCATCAATCTTGTCATACAACTCAACAAAGGTTGCTTTGGTTTCATCATCAAAACGATTCAGACAAACCTTGATTGCTTTGTCCTTCTTACCGAAGATAGAATACGCCTTGATGATATGAACCAGACGACGAGTGCTGATAACTTCATCAATGCCACCATCGTTGAAGGTCTTACGAATAATCTCAGACCAGGTGCAAAGGTGTTTGATGAAATCGGTGTGCTCACCAATCATAGGAATATTAAGTGATTCTGCTACCTTAGTCAAGATTTTAGTCTCAACACTGACAGTAGGATACTCCTGCTCAAAGGTGATAGGGAATCGTTCCAGGAATGCCTCGTTAAGAACATTCGTACCAATGAACCGACCGTCATCAGAACCCTTACCCTTGGTGTTTGCAGTTGCAATCACATTGAAACCTGCCTTGGGCACAACGTGCTTACCGATTTTCTTGAGGAACACACCCTTACCCTCAAGCACAGACTGCAGACACATAATCTTGTTAGAAGCAAGGTCAACCTCATCCAGCAGAAGGATAGCACCACGTTCCATTGCTTCTACCACAGGACCATTATGCCACACGGTTTCACCATTCACCAATCGGAAACCACCAATCAGGTCATCCTCATCAGTTTCGATGGTGATGTTCACACGAATCAGTTCCCGACCAAGTTGGGCACAAGACTGTTCCACACCGAAAGTTTTTCCATTACCAGAAAGACCAGTGATGAAAGCAGGATAGAATAGACCAGACTGAATAACCTTTTTAATATCCGAAAAATTACCAAAGCTGACGAAGGTAGCATCTTTGTTGGGAATGAGATTTTGCACAACAGAGTTCATAGTTGCCACACCAGGAACCGTATCAGTTCCTTCTACAGCAGGAGAGTTGTAGGTTTCTTCAAGTTCTTGCACGGTTGCCTCCAGATTCCATTTACCACGACCCACTTTATACTGATTCAAGTATTTGGAAAGGGTCGCATACGAAGTGCCAATTTCATTTGCAACTTCTTTGACTGCATCGACACCAAACTCGGTGCCAAACTTTTCTTTCAGAATGGAGATTGCTTGGTCGATCATAATGTTAGATTTGGTAGGCATCGGTTTGTTTGATTACTCCGTAATCATAGCACAAAAAAAGGTGCCTCTGGAGCACCTTGGGACGGTTTGGGAAGTGGGTTTAGTTAAATTCCCAATAAATGCCGTTTATTGAGATTACAAGTATCAATTTCCTATTCCAAAATTATCATATTGTTGTTTTGTTGTGCCAATATAATAATTTTGAGCCATTCTTTGTGCTCTTTGTCTTCCAGTTTCATTTTGGGAAGGTTTTTTTGATTTCATAAACCTTCCACGTTTTGCTCTATATTTTTGTTTTGGAGTTCTACCACTTCCTGGTAGTTTTTCATCAGGTCCATATTCCCTTTCCATAATATTCTCTCTCCACTCTTCACTCATATTTACCATAATGACTTCTGCTGATTCTGGTGTTTCAGCATATCCTTCATCAAGTAAGTGTGAAAGGATAATGTCGTAAATATCATATCCTTCTCCAAGTTCTCCCATTGCCCTTTGCTTACGGAGTTTCTTGGGATTCTTGGTTACTGTGCCAGAACCAGGCTTATTCTCACCAGCACTATATTCTACATCTCTTTCTCTTGCATAATCTCTGGCATCTTGATTCATTTTACCTCTACCAGTTGCTCCCAGATAACCAGACCATCTAGGAGAGGTGGATCTCTTACCACGATTTCCTACATCAGGACCATCATCCATTCTGCGAGTATGCTTTTCGATTTCTTTTACTTTCCTGGTCTTCTCACCTTTCTGCGAATACTCACTTGCAGGTTTCTCACGTCTCGCAATAGCAACTTTTCCCATTGCTGCTCTTGCTTTTGGAGTTTGTCCATAGGAACCTTCTGCTTCATCAAGTTCTTGATATACTTCCATATATGCTTCTTGAAGATTGCGAATGTCTTTAGAGTCCATTTTACAAATACTTTTTAGTTATTTATAAAAAAGGGGAGTATTTAATACTCCCCCAGGTGTCTATGGAGTTTTACTTCTACCCAAAACCCAATCACTTCCAGGAGATTCTGCAGATAACTTGGTTTTCCCAGTAATAGGATTATACCACCACTTTCTACCTTTAAATGCTTCACCTATTTTTTTTCTGTGTTCTTCCGAAAGAGGAGATTTTTTTCTTCCTTTATTTGCTTCACTTAATTTCTTTTTTGTTTCTTCAGATGGTGGTTTTCTGTTCTTTGCTGCTTCACTTAGTTTTTTTCTATGTTCTTCGGAAAATGTTTTTCCATAATTATGATTATTTTTACCTTTGCGTGATTCACTCATCTTTCTTTTAGTTTCTTCAGAAAGTGTTTTCCCCCTATTTAATTCACTTAATTTTCTTTTAGTTTCTTCTGAAAGAACTTTTCCTTTATGTGCTTCACTTAGTTTTTTTCTAGTTTCCTCAGAAAGTAATTTACCTTTATTTGCCGCACGTAGTTTTGCTTTAACTTCTTCAGAAAGTGTTTTTCCTTTCTTTGATTCACTTATTTTTCTTTTAGTTTCTTCAGAACATATTTTACCTAGATTTATCTCACGTAATTTTTTTCTTGTTTCTCCAGAAACAATTCTAGATTTATTAAATTCACTTATTTTTCTTTTATGTTCTTCAGAGATTTTTTTCCCATACATAGGGTTGTTCTGACCTTTATTTATTTCACTCATCCTTATTCTGGTCTCTTCACACAAACCAGAAACTCCATCACCACCATCAGTTTTATTGCGAAGAATTCCCGTTCCAATATCTTTTCTTCCAAATACTGAAATCATATAGACTTCGTGACTAAATGCTTCCCCTTCGGTTAGATTTTTTTTTAAAAAAATTATTCTTGATTTATCTTTTGGGGGTTTAACTATTCTTCCACTTTTTTGATATATTCTGGTTCCACTACCCTTACCGATGTAGTAAGGGGTGCCATCCTCTCTCAAGTAAGCATAGGTATAATAATTCATAGAAATTATGCAATGGTGGTGATGAAATTGGAAAGAAGTTTTTTATTTGTTTTCTTTTTGCCCAACATTTTAGAAAAACTGCTCTTGATTTGTGCTTTTGTTGCATTCTCAGGAACAGAAAACTCCTCATCTTGTGCAAGAGAATTGGCAGCAATCACATTGAATTGGTCAAATCCAGTGTCTTGGAATTGAACACAACCTTGCTTACGGAACTCACCCTTGACTTTTTCATAGTTCTCTACGCCAGTTCCATACCAACGATGACACATTGCGAAATCACGTCCAGGAGTGATGCGGAAGTTAATCACATTCACAGTTGGGAACCTGTCTTTCACCGTTTGTAGGAGAACTTTGGCATAACGAGGGAAGTTATCATAATCCAGAGAAGAATAAACACGACCAGTCTTCCTATCACGAATAGCAGTGCGAGGATACTTTGTATTCCCAACGTAGGAAGGAGAATCAGGATAACGACCCTTACGTTCAACCGTCACGGAATTCTGGTATCCCTCACCATCAGTCAGAAAGATAACATTCACCTTCTGTAGTTTATTCTTTGCCTGAAAATCAGGAATCAGAGCGTGAAGTGCCATCAGACTTTCACCGATAGGAGAACCCGAAAGGTCCAGATGAGGAGGAACAGCACCACTGCGTTTCTGATAAGACCAGCAAGCACACCAGATATTCTTGAGTTGTTCTTCAAGAACACGATTGTTGGTTTTGCTGGTGAAGAAATTCATCAGACGGAATGATTGTTCGGGCGCAAGAACACCAGGAACTTTATCATACACAGGAGGATGATTTGGTTGGAGTTCCATATAAGAATGTGCATCCAGAGTGAAAGCATAAACCTCAAAAGGAATATTCACCTTACGGCAGAACCAAATGAGATTCATCAGTTGCTTGTAAGCATCCAGAATAAACTCACTCATTGAACCGGACCAGTCAAGAATGAAGATGAGACCGTGATTCTTACCGTCAGGAACCACAGAAATCTTCTTAAACAGGTCTTCGTTGAACTTATAGGTATGGAGTTTAGAAGTATCTAGAACACCCGTGCGAGCAATGCTAGAACGAGCATACTGGTCTGCAGACTTCTTACACTCAAACTCTTTTACCAGATAAGAAACTTCTTTCTCTGCAGATTTCTTGTAGGTAGTGTATTCCTGACAAGCAACCTTGAAGGTTTCTGCGTAATAAGTTCCACAATTCTCGTAGAAGTACTTTGCCTTACTATGAATGAATTCATTAGGAATTACCATCGTCTCAAGATTCATCTTGGGAAGTTCCACATAGTTAGTCTCCTGGGCATACTTATCTACAAGGTCTTGGGACTTCTCATCAAAGGAACGAGAAGTCTTGGAAGTCATCTCATCACGATTAGTTTTCTCGTGCGTATTGCTTGCTTCCTGACCGAAACCACCACCATTCGGTGCTTCCATAGACTTATTCAGATCATCACCAAAGGATTCACCTTCAGTTTGAGATTGTCCCTGCGAATCTTGCTGAAGATTGCTTTTATTCTGTCCATCTTGATTCTCTCCATTTTCCGAAGAAGAACCCTGTGGACCTTCTACTTCTTCACCACCAGGACCAGACATTTCTTCCCCACCACCTTGAGTAGGCATAGAATCTACTTTTTCACGTTTATATTTCACAAACTCAACAATCTCCCGAGAAAGTTGCAACACTTCATCAAACGTTTCAGTCTGAATTGCACGAGTCAGAAACTCATTCTCTTCATCAGAGAAAGCAATGTTATGAAATGCTCCAATCTTATAGTAAAGATTGATTCGGTCAATGAAAGTCAGTTCATCCAGGTTCTCTTCCTTGGTTGAAAAGAAGTCATCCGTGTTCAGTTCATTATAACCATTGTAGAAAGTCCGAGAAAGACCAGGATACTTTTTCTTCATCAGACGTTCTACACGAACATCCTCAAGAACATTAACAAAGTCTTTAGGAACTTCGGGATAATCTACAGTCCAGTCAATATTATCGGTGAACAGTGCGTGTCCAACTTCGTGTCCTACCAAAAGGTCATAGACAGTCGCAGATGCTTTATCCCAGGTAGGAAGAGTCAGAACACGACGGTCCACATCGAACATTGCAGTCGGAACTTTCTTGTGTTCGATAATCAGGTTTTCAGTTGCCAGGCATTTGGCAAGAGAACCCTTGACTTCTAGATTAACGGACATCTGGTGTGCTTTTGAACTTCTAATATTGTAGCAGCAGTTCTTTGCAAATGTCTGCTACAATAGACAGTTTTAAAAGTGGTCAGACATTAACCATCCGACTAAATCCTTTTATTTTTTCAAATTTTATAACTCGTTCAAATCTATCTTCAAGTCCAGTCTTATGGGAAATAACAAAGACATTAGTATCTTTAATTACATAATTAATAATTTTAAGAAACTCTTCTGTTCCAAATCCATCAAGTGAACTATCAAACACTTCATCCATAATCAATAGATTTGTATTGACTGAGTTCTTCATTCTTGCAACTTCTCTCCAAGTGAAAAGAAGTGCTAGGTCGATTCTCATTTTTTCCCCCTCACTAAAAGAAGCATAAGAGAAATCTTCGTGAATCGGAGACTGGACGGTTTCGTTAAATTCCTCATCAAGAGTAAAGTTGATGTAGAAATCCATCATCTGAAGATAACGGTTAACTTGCTGATTTATCAGCGGTAGATACTTCTTAATGATTTTGGATTTTACTCCACCGTCTTTTAGTAAACTATACGAAAAATCGTAATAGTTAATTGAGTCTTTTTTAGAAGCGAGTTCGTCGTATGTAGTTTTTAAATTGTCTTTGAAGGATTCTAACTTTTCATGTTCAGAATTTCGGTTTGCAAGTTGTTCGGTAATTTTTTGAATTTCCGATTCAAGATTTCGGATTTGTCTCCGCAATCCATTAATCTTAATATTGTTTTGAGAAATACCATTCGTTAGATTTGAAATCTCCTTCGATAGAGAATTGAATTGACGCTCTCGCTTCTCTTCCTCTTTAATTGCCTCCTCTAGTTCTTTATAACCAGATTGCAACTCCTTTGCTTTATTTTGAGCGTCATTAATCTTATTTATTCTGAAATCATCCTCAATTGGCTGGGTGCAAGTAGGGCATACCGTATTCTCAGTAAAAAACTTATGCTCTTCAGTAATTGTAGATACTTTCTGGGAGATTTTTCCTTTGAGATTTCCTAATTTACGAAGTTTTTCTGCATAACCAGTAATTGCATCTTGATCACGAATAAGTTCTCGAAGGGGTTCTTCTACAGACTCATTTTCCCGAGTATATTGTTCGATTTCTTTATCCAAATCGGAAATTTTCCGATTATTATTGTTTATATTATCTTTTCCGCGTTTTTCAAGTTCTTCAATAAAACTCTCCTGCATCTGAACTTTATCGAGAAGAGATTCTTTTTTGAGTCCAAGAACTTTAATATCTTCCTTAACAGAACGAATCTTTTCTTTAATAATATTATTCATTGAAGAAAAGATTTTAATATCAAGCAAATCTTCAATCACTTCTCTACGATGAGCAGTAGAAAGTTGCATAAAAGGAACAAAAGTACTAGAACCCAATATTACAATTTGAGTAAAACTTTTAAAATTCATTTTTATAACATTCTGCTCTAACCACTTTTGCTGGTCCAATACAGTAGCAGATTGATCTAAAAGTGAATCATCACGATATACTTCAAAAATATTAGGTTTTATACCTCTAATAACTTTCCAAGATATATTACCAACATCGAATTCAATCTCAACTCTACAATCTTTATCATTTACAGAGTTAATGAGTTGTGGTTTATTAATACGCCTAAAACTTTTTCCAAATAAAACAAAACATAAAGCATCCAATACAGTGCTTTTTCCTGCGCCATTCGTACCAATAATCAAGTTTGTTGAATTTTTTGTAAATTCAAGTTCTGTTTCATGCTGCCCCGTAGAAAGAAAATTACGCCATTTTATAGTTTTAAATAAAATCATAATCAGAATTATTCGGTGGAATTACAATGTCATTGGACGTAATAATTGCATATTGATACCCATATACTTCACAAGTTTTTAGTATTACATCATCTTCTATCTCTATTACATGCATTTCTGGATAATCATCTTCTTCTAACATCATAGCATATCTTGTAGCATCATCTTCCTCTTCAAAAAGATATAAGATATGATCCCCTTCATCATTTAGTACAGAATATGCACCTTCAGACTCTCTGCCATTAATTGTTAGAATAAACATTAACTCATTTCACACGCTTCTTGATAAACTTCTTGAAGTATTTTTCGAACTACAAATTTATCAAGATTTACTTCCGCCTCCTCAATATATCTATTCAAAATTGAAAGAGTATCTTCTGATTCAAAAGTTTCAAATTCATTAGATTCCTGAATATAAAAATTCTCAATAATCTTAAGTTCAGAAATATTAGAAGAATAAAGTTTATCAATAAACTTTTCGAATTCTTTAGTGTCAGTTTTTTTACGAACAATTACCTTTACAATTTTATTCTCATAATCTCTTACATCAAAGGTCTTATGATCAATGTCTTCATAGTAAATGTTATAAAATAATCTGTATGGGTTATCAATTAAAGTATGCTCTAGGGTTTCAGTATCAAAAATAGCAAATCCGCGAGTATCCTCTACATCAGTCCAATAAATTTCATAAGGATTTCCTATGTAAAATACTGTTTGATTATCAGAACGAGTGTGATAATGTCCAGAAAATACTTTTTTAAAATTATTAAAAATATCGGGTTCTAATCCGTGTTCCATAACTAAAGAATGATTTATACGAAACCCCTGAAGCTCTAAATGCCCCATAGCAATTTTTGCTTTTGTTTTCTGAATCATTCTCAAAGATTGCTGCTCATTATCAGAGCAAATCCAAGGAAGAAGTAAAATATCAAGATTATCTATTTTGATTTCAGTTGGAGTTGAATATGTTGTTATGTTTGGATAATCCTTAAGAAGAAGTTGGGGAGAATTTATTTGATTGGTATTACGAAAATACACATCATGATTTCCAGTGATTAAATGAACATTATATTTTGAAAGTGGTTCCAAGACAACTTTTTTAGTCCATTCTAATCCCCAAAAATCAATACTTTTACGATTATCGAAAGCATCCCCCATATGAATAACTGTATCAATTCCTTCTTTTTCTAAAGTAGGAAAAAACACATTCTTATAAAAAAGTTCAAAATAATCATGAAACAATCTTGAAGATTTGCGAGCAGACCAGTGAGTATCTGTAATTAAAGCAATACGCATTAATACCTCAATTTACTATGTACTACATCTTTGATAGTATTGTAATCACTATAATTGGATCCGTCAATCAAATTATCGTCAAAAACCTCAGAGAACCCAGAACGTTCAAGAATTTTATTTTTAATTTCCAATTGACGCTTCTCTTTTTGAATACGTCTCAAAAATGCATAATGGATAATTTGAGTAAAATAAGCAAAAGGATTTTGAGATTTATCTGGATTAAAATTATGAATATATTGAACTGAATTTTCTATGCCATCAGAAATCATATCTTCTTTAAACATATAATTTACAAAATTAGGCTTAAAGGAAAGATGATTTGCAATTTTTAAAAAACATTCTCCAATATAACGTGGAATTGGGGGTTTTGTTTCCCAACTTTTACCACACTCATCTTTAGTTGGCTCTCTTCCATACTTTTTAATAAAACTTATTTCTACATCTTCCCTATATTTAATAAGAGCAGAAAGAAAATCTTTATTATTTACATAATGCTCAGACCTTTTTCTTTTGGTCATAACTGCGGTAGTGATCATAAAGGTTCATTATTATTATGTATAGATTATAGCATTTATACAAATAATTGACAAGGTTGTAATAACTGTGTAGAATACCTTTGTTGGGTTTGATGAATAATACTATCTATTTTTATAAATCTTCTCTAAGATTTCTTTAGCATCATTTACATTTGCTAGGTATCCCATTCTACGATTAATTTTAGATTCTTTTGTAGAATTTTTTAAGGATTGTCTAACATAAGTTTGATACATCATAATCATTTCAATATCGGAAGATTCAGAAAGAGTTAAAACATCTTTTAAGTCAATAATAAACATATCTTCTTTTGATGTTTTTAACCATGGTTCTAATTTATATCCTAT